ATATCACTTTATTTAATACAAGATTACATCAAGTTTGTAACAAGACATCGTCTGTAATAAACATTAGTATTATAAGTGAGTGATCCATCACTAGAAGCACCAGTTCCAGTGGAGAAAGGATTGGACACCATTCCATAACGTGTCTTGAATCCAATCTTTGGCTGGAAGTTATTCTCTCCAACCGCACGTACCATTTGCAGTGGAACGTATGGGCAGTAGAAAAGTCCAGCATCATATGCGCTAGAACCTTTATATCCTAGTACAAACCAATTTGTGTCTTGGATTGTAGCATATGGATCAACATATACTTTATAACGACCATTAAGTGTACCAGCGAATGTTGATTGTGTATCATCAACGTTCAAGGAATCGTTACCGGAAAGAGCAGGTGTGTAATCAAGTACACCAGCCATTTGCAATGCGGAAGCAACATCCGAAGAAGTCATAAGGATATTACCTTTTCCTCTACGTGTGTCGTGCCCGATAGCATTAGCTTCGCGCTCAATCTGGAACATCAGTCCCTTGAATTTTTCAACCATCCAACGACCGTTTGAATCAACATCCATATCGAATGTTCCGGCTGTGGCTACGTTGTTCTGGGCACCAGTTTTGGCGTTACCATAAATTGTTCGGATAACTTCGCGGTTAATCTCTGCTAAAATTTCTGAACTCAAAATATTTGAAAGTTCAGTTTCAGCATCAAGACCATGAATTGCTTTCAGGTCTTGGGCGAGTTCCATTGTGTACTCACCTTTGAGTGCGCGTGTTTTCGCTGTAACAGTTACCTTATCGATTGAGAAGGCCATTTCAGCAAAAGCATTTGTCGCCGAATCGCCAAGTGCTTCACCAAGTGCCGTAGTCATTCCACGACCAGGTAGATATGCAGTTGAACTTGAAGCGGCAGCCGCAGGGTTACCATTAGCGGTATGTGCAGACGTACCAGCAGCGTCAGTACCAGACACACCAGAATCAGCTTCACTGAAAAGTGCTTCTGAACCAGTTTGACTTGCATAACGGGACTTCATGGCGAAAATTAAGCCAGTCGGACCTGTCATGGGTTGAACACCGCAAACATCGTATGCGATTAAGAGGGGCATACTTCTGCGAACCAAGGAAATAAGTACAGGGTCATAACCCTTAATATTTCCAGCTGTAGTACCCATTCCGGCACCAACTGCGTTCCCAGGAGCGTCCTCAAATAAAATAGTAGATCCACCTTCTTCCATAATTGATTTTTCCTCATTCTCTAACAAAACAGCTGTTACTGCTTTCCTATAAGAATCTTTAATAGGAGGAAGATCAGGATGGTCGAGTACGGGAGCCCATTTTTCTTGTAAGGTTTCAGACAAATACATTGTTATTCTCCTGTATGTATTTTAGTAAATTTAAATTTAAAAAAAATATTATCTAACATGTCTCGAAATAGCTGACATATAGTGTTCCATACCAGCAGGTACGGCTTCTTTTTCGCTTTCTTCGTCATTATTTGATGATTCCATATCTTCGACCAGAGCAACTTTCCTATTTTCTGAAGGAAAGTAATTTTCTTTAAGTACTTCAACTTTTTGTTCGAAGTCCTCTGCATCGTCAGCTTCAACATTTTCAGCTAATTCTGCCACTTTTTCTTTCTGAGTCTCAGTTAAATCTTTCGTCAATGACGATAAAACTTTTTCTTTTTTAACTTTTGTAAGTTCTGACTGAATATCAACATTTTTACCAACTTGTTCATTCAGTTCTGATTCTAAGGATTCAACCTTATCGAATAGATCATCTACTACATCAACTTTCTCATCTGGAATTGTAATGTAGTGTTCTGTGAATAGATTTTTAAGTCCAACAAGGAATCCTTCGGTCAATTCTGAGCGAATTCCTTTTTCGATGGCTAGCTTATTATCTTTTATCCATTCTTCGGAAACGTAATTAAGATAGTTATCAACTTTTTCTACAATTTCTTGTATATAAGTATCAAGGTTTTCAGTTAATTGTTGTTGCATTTGCTCTTCGATTTCTTGTTCTTTACCGATCACAACTTGATTAACTTTGGCCTGAACAGCTGCTTCGAAAATGGTACTTGCTTTAGCTTTGAAAGCATCAGAAAGATCTTCACCTTCAGTTAAAGCATCAATATCATCTTGAACGTCAAGTGGCTTTCTATCTTCTTCGTCCTCTGCACCTTCTTGAATTGTTAGAGAATTAAGAATAGACTCGAAATTTGATGCAATCTGATCTTTTTTCAGTTTGCCTAGTCTTTCATAGACAGCCGCCATCATACCAGCTTTGGTTTTTGGCAGTGCATCTTCATTATCTTCTTTTACTTTAGCCATTGGTTCGCCCTTATCAGACATCTTAGCTTTTCCTTTAACGGGATTACCCATTGCAGTTCCGGAACCCTTAACTTCAGCAGGCGGTGAAACATCCGCAGCTTTTTCGCCCTTGGGTCCTTCGCCATCTTTTCCACCTTTACCAGGTGCGGGTTGATTTTTACTATCCTCTTGAACCTTGCGTGCTTCCTGAACAAGACCTATCTCTTCCAACAATTCATCAGTCTCAGTGGCCGATAGCCCTTCATCTTCGCATTTTGATTTAATTTGTTCAACGAGCTCTTCTCTTGCCTCGCCGTCTAATTCTAATGCTTGTTGAGCTAATGTTTCTAGTTCGTTCACACTATTGGCAAGAGTCTGCTGCTGTTCGGCAGTTTCTTGTTCAGACATTTGCATTCTCCTTTAGAATATCTTTAGAATATTTGTAACTACTATTATTTATAACATTAAAGCCTTGACATGAACCTTTCAAAGGATGAAGCCAAGGCAGATTCATCCGGTTTAACTTTTATAAATTCTTTAACTATTACATCTTTTATTTCTTGAACATCTGCTTCTTTTAAAATACCATTATTCCAAATCCATTCTCTACCTTCCATAATACCTTCTACGAAGGCCATAGGTGCAGAGGGGTCAGCAACAATGTCTCCAGCTGTTGCAAGATGAAAATCATTTTGTACGATTTGAGAACCGCCTAATGTTTTTAGTGAACCCATTCCTCTAGAACTTACTCCTAATTTAGCACCCTCATCAATTAAATTTTTGACAATTTTACCATATGGAGTTTCCATAATTTTTGCTTTCCCAATAAAGTTTGCACCTTCTTGTTTGAGTTCCTTGACCATATGTGAAACTCTTTCAAGATTTATAGTAGGTCCATCTGGATGTCCTAACTCTCCAAATGCTCTATTGGTATCAATATATTGTTTAGAATATCTATTCACTTCTTTTTCCATAGTTTCTAATGGATAGACACGTCCGTTTCTATTTTTTTGTTCTGCTTGTAAAAATATACCTTTGATATAGTAATTTTTTTGATTTGTAGATTCGTCCTTTTCTACAAGCATTTCAACGTCTTCCATTAGTTCACAAATGAGTTTCATTTAATTCCTTATCTGAGGGCAACTTTAGTTAATAGAACGCCGGCATTTGCCGCAAAAATTTCATCTGTAGGATCTTTTTCAACGTATATATTCGCACCACCTGCTAAATAGAAGCTACCTTTTAAAACATTTGCGACTGTTTCTACAGAAACAAGATGATTAGTGGTTGTATTATTAAATGCTCTAACGCAAGTCGCAGAGTCTACATTACTGCCATTCGTCGTTGATGTTGCGGAAGCTGCCGATGCTCCTAAAGCTTTAATCATTCTCATTATTAATTATCCTAACTAGAATTGTTATGTTTATTTATACAATTTCTTCGGTTATGATTTCATATTGTTATTATCAAATAAATTAGAATTAAAATCTTTTTTTAATCCCTCTATACGACCCGAGATTTTATCTTTTAAAACATCTAATGCTTTGTCACGAGCTTTGTATTCTCTCCCGCATAGTATATCATCTACCATATCCGCTATAGTTTCTCTACCTCTATTTTCCAACACTTTTCCTTTTCTTATTCAGGTTAGGTAGACTATATAATTTTCCTCCTGTAAGCATTTCTGGTCTAACTTCTTCAGGTTGTGCCGGTTGTCCGGGAGGAGGCATTTCTTGTCCAGGTTGAACATTAATCTGATTACTTGGATCGGCTACAGGTGCAGCAGGTACTTGTGGAGGAACTGGTGCATCAGCAGCATCCTGCTCGGCTTCCTTAGCCTCTTTTTCTATTTCTTTTTCTATTTTCACTTGTTCATCTGGTGTATGGT